TATTTTTGAGGCATATAATCAAACTGATAGGACCCAGTATGTCTATAAAAGTTGTATAACCAATCTAGTGTATCTGTATCTTCGAAAAAGTTATCAATAATTTTAATCATAATATTTGTACAGTGTGTCCTTCCTTTTCATAATGCCTTTTCCTAGCAATAGAATGAGATCGTAGGTACTTCTCCTTATCTAAAAAATCATAGATAAAGACTTGTTCTTTTGTTTCGTGTCTACGAAGAGCGCGACCTAACGCTTGGAGGGTAGCAATCTCGGACTTCATTCCTCTTGCATTGATGAAGTGGGTGATTTCTTCAATGTTAATCCCTGTTTGGAGGATTTTAGTACCAATGAGGATGCTAGATTTTCCACATCCTCGGAATCTAGATATAGCTTCATACCTTTCTCCGACTGAATCACACCCTTGGAGGAATTCACAATGGCCCCCAAGTAAGTTTTCCAAGGCTCTTCCATGGTCAAGGGACTTGGTAAGTATAAGTATACGAGCTTGTTTGTTTCTTTTTTTGATGTCATCTACAATTTCTCTAATAGTATCATTTCGTAATTTATTATTTATGATATATTCATCATAAACTTCAAGGTAGGACATATCCTCATCTACTCCACTAGCAGAATAACTTCGGTCTACCAATTGTATTATAGGCTCGGTAAGGGTTCCATCTTCCACTAAGCTGGAAGTTGTCACCACTTCCCATACGCCTCCTAGGGAGCCCTCTAAGCTGTGTCTAGGGATATCCTCGTTGGGAGGTGTTGCGGTGAATCCGATGCGGTACAGAGCCTTAGGGAAGCTCCTGATAGCTGCTAGGGTAGTCTTACCATTAGCGAACTCATGGCACTCATCCACCATTAAGACTTCGGTTTCTTCCAAGTGAGTGTCGAGGATTTTTTCCACGCTCTGGACGGTGCAAAGCATAATATCCCCATAAATATAACCCTCACCAAAACAAAGCCCTATATTATCAAAACCACAAGTATTAGTAAGGAAATCATAGGTTTGTGTTAATAGCTGTTTTGCATTAAAGAGGAGTACCATCTTCCTTCCTGCCAACGCCTTAATTATAGCAGCCATCATTAAAGTTTTCCCAGATCCTGTAGGAGCTTTAATAATTCCTCGTTTTTCAGACAAAGCTAAGGAAATTAATTCTTCTTGATATTCATAATAGGTAAATGCATCTATTTCCCAAGTATTGAGGGAATCCTCTTTTTGTGGCTTTGCATAAACTAATTTGGGAATACACTCAATTTTTTCTAAAGTTTTTAATAGGCGAGACAATAATCCTGTTTGGAACAAACCTTGCCTAGATATGAAGTGGTGTTTTCCATCCCAATTCCTTCTTCTATACGCAGTACTATATTCTGCTCCTGGAACTTTGAATGAAAATAAATCATATAGAGCTTTTAGAAGCTTCTCATTGTCAGTCTCTATTCTAGAATTTATTGTGTTTATATGGATTTTCATCATACTATTATAGTATAAGAACCCATTATTTATGGAGATTACAATATGTTAGAACAAAGTCCCGTTGTCGCTGAAGCTAAACAAAAGATCGTAGATGAACTTCTTAAGGATCTTCCCTCAGAGACTGCTATTGAGGTTGTGCTTCCCTCAGAAAATAGAGCATACGATGAGATGGAGAATGAAACTCCTGTTACTTTAAGACCTATGACCTTTGAAGATGAAAAAACTTTAATAGGTGCAAAAAAAGATTCAGACCCAGTTAACATTCTTTTAGAAAGATGTACGGATGGTTTAAATATTTCTCAGTTGATTCCAATGGATAAGTTATTTCTGATTATGAAGTTACGAGAAATTTCCTATGGTGATGATTATAATTGTATGTTAATCTGTCAATCTTGTAAAGCCGAGAACCCTACGACAATTCATCTATCACAATTAAATGTTAACCCAGTGCCTGATGATTTTTGTGATCCTATTGAACTTGATCTTCCTATGTTAGGAAAAAAAGCTAAAGTTCGTTTACCTAGGGTCAAGGATGAGAAATTTTTATCAGATATTGAAAAAGCTCTAAGCCAGCTTTGGAGATTTGTTGTTGAGATTGATGGTCATACGGACAAAGCAATCGTTTCAGCAGTTCTTGATAAACTACCCATTAAGGATATGAGAACAATCATGCACGGCATGAAAACAGATTATGGTATTGACACTAGCGTAAAATTCGAGTGCGACACCTGCGGAGGGGTATCGGTCATGGACCTACCAATCGACGCAAATTTTTTCGATGTGAGCTAGAAGAAGTAATAGATCTTGACAAACTTCTTCTAGAAGCCTATATACTAGTGAAACGGGCTAGGTTCACTTACACGGATGTAAAGAGTATGACCCGTACTGAAAGGACAATATTCCTCCAATTACTAAAGGAGGACATGGAACGAGAAGAAGATGCAGTTAAACGGAACACCAGTCGTTGATCGACATAATAGACCTACAGTAATCCAAAAGGTTGCTCTACGAGCATTCTTCATTAATGATGGAGAATACTATGATCCTTATGAGATTAGCGGAATGACGGTAATTGCTAAGACAGCAAACGAAACTCCTAGCTCTGTTTTATCTGATAATGTAATAGCTTCTTCGGTTGCTAGTGGATTAATCCTAGCGCAATTTGGAGTTTCGGCTAAAGACGCAGGAGCGGGTCTAGATCCTACAAGTTACAATCCTGGGGTGGACGCTTCCTGTCTTAGTGGAATATACAGAACGGCTCCAGGAGAGTATGTATGTATTTTAGATGGTACACAAACTCAGTATGGAATGTATACCTTTCATGGAAGCGGAGTCGTAGTTCAAAATACCGCTAGTGCAGTAAATGATTATAATGATGTATGGACCTTAAAATTTAATTCAGCGTCAAATAATCAATCTATTGTAAATGGCTTCCATCTTTATAATGATACTTTCTTTGCGACCACTCAACCAGTAATCCTTACAGCGAGAAACAAACTAGTCAATAAGCATCTAACTCTTTCCTCAATTACTAATCTAAATGTTACTACCGAAATAACTATAGCAAATAAAGATATTGATGATAGTATCAAAAATATCTTTAAAGATTCTTGCATCACAAGTGCAATGATGAAAATTGAGAAAGTAAACGAGGACTCAGTAGCTTTACCTTCTCATGTTAATGTTTCGGGATATACAGATACTAGCTCACTTGTTGACATAACTTCTGATAACACAATCATCTTCAAGTTCGATACCACTACTTTAGCCTCGCACCCTAATGTTGCTGAATTTGCGGGGCTAACTGGAACCTATAGATCCACGGTAAAATACAACTTATTGAATGAGACTATAATCAGTCCCCCTTACTACTTTACAATAAGTTGATTTGGGTAGAGGTTTTATAGTCGAAATCATAGGATTGAGACTTATCCATAATCCAGGAGAATAGATCTTCTCCAGCGATATGAGCTTCATTCCAATCTTTGTATCCTGAGGGTGGTGGGCAGACTTCAAAGCCTGTCATCCTCATTTCTTTTCTGGTTCTATCAAATTTGTCAATTCCTCGTTGTCCTGCTTCATCGTTGTCATACCCTAGGATAATTTTACCATCAAAGGTAGACAGGATCTCAGCCTGTCTAGAACTGACTGAGCTTCCGATAGTAGCAGTAGCATTAATTCCTTTTCTTTGAAGCGAGAGAGCATCTAGTGGCCCCTCACAGACTACAACATAGTCTTCCTCTTCGTCATAAGGGTAGAGGATATCAGAGGGTTTAGGTGCGATCTCTGTGGAGGGGTTCAAATACTTAGGAGACATATCGTACAAGGCTCTGGCCTGGAAATAGTATACAATCCCCTCATCTCCTTTGAAGGGAATAATAATTCTCTCTGAGAACCTCCCTTCTTTACAAAGATAAAAAGGAGCCTCTTCTTCTTCGTTAAGATTAAAGAGGGCTCTACCAAACAAGAAGCTCCAAGCATCGAGTTCCATTTTATCTTCAGAATCCGCAGAGTCTAAGTTAATCGGGATAAGCTTGCTGGTATCAAGCTCTAACTGTTGTTCTGGTATATCTAATTCGGGAACCTCCTCACCAAGGAATTCAAAGTTCTTAATAATTAAATCTCTTTGAGCTTTGAAGTAGGGAATTCCCTCCTCCTCTGCATACAACCTAATGAAATTTCCTGACCTTCCTGTTTTAAAGCACTGCCATAGACCACTATCTACATTGACGCTCATGTGCTTCTTCCAGTCATTATTAACGAACAGAGACTCCATCACGAACTCCCTTCCACTAGCCGAGAGTTTCCCAGAATCCTTGAAATTTTGGGTGATGTAGTCTCTAATAAACTGAGGTGCTATAATGTACATAAAAACAATATCCGAATCAAAATTCCAAACCTTTAAACAATGTCAGTTGAAGTATCGTTACCGCTATGTCGAGAGGCTTCCTGAGCCTGATGATACCAACACAGAGGCTCTCCACTTTGGATCATATATCCACAAGGTCCTTGAAGACGGGGTGAATGCAAAAACTCAAGAAGAGCTTGTTCAGATCGCTGAAGAAGTGAAGGGTTCATACAAGGTATCAAAGAAGTATGAGGGCAAAGATTTAAGATGTTTCGACAATTTTCTTAAGTTCAACCCGAAGCTAGAAGAAACGGTCGCAACAGAGCTAGTCTTCGAAGTGCCCGTAAAGGATGATATCACTCTCAACGGTATTATTGACCGTGTAGTTAAGGGAACCGATGGTGGTTATCTTATCATCGACTATAAGACTTCTAAGAGAGAAAAGAGTAAAGTAGAGCTTTACCAAGACACCCAACTTAAGGGTTATGTTTACGCTATCAGTAAACTATATAATGTTCCCTTCTCCAAAATCGTAGCGGCTCATTATTACCCTGTGACAAATAACTTTGTTTTCGTCCAATACTCTGTTCCTCAAATCAATGCCCATGCGAGGAAGATCGTAGATGAAGTCTGGAAGATTCGTAAGCGTAAGAAGGATGAGATGAAGCCCAGTAGAAATGAGTTCTGTAACTGGTGTGCTTACAAGACTGCTTGCCCTGAGTTTAATAACCCTATGCAGTGCGCTAAGAAGATAGATGAGCTAAAGGCTAAAAAGAAGACTTCTTCAAAGACCCGAAAATAAAAGGTCTATATATTTCGATCTCTATAGTATCGAAAAAGTTATTCACTTGTTCTGGTGAGTACTTACACTTCTTAGTCAGGTAGTTGAATAACATCTCTATCTTGATTGGCTTCTGTTTATTTAAGGAGTCCAATAACTTCAACTGAAAGTGCTTTATAAACTTCTCAGAGTACTTATGTCTCCATTTTTCTACGAATGCTAAACTTAATGTTTCATTTATTAGATCAAGAAAATCAATAAGGTCGATATCTAGGTTATTGGAATACATACTTTTTATATACTATTTATATATAATATAGAAGCATGGCAAAATTTTCACCAACAATCTCTAAATTTTTAACCTCTGTGGGGTCAGACCCTGATAGAGATATATCTATTGTACCTAAGAGCGACTCAGCAGGGGGTCCAGGGGATATAGTATTTTTTAGATACAAGCTAGGGGTTGGGGCAGGAAGCAGGGCTGAACGAATACTAATGCTTGTAGAGCCAATTACCAGAGATGCAAAAACAGGAAATATGTTGCTTATAGGTTTTAAGGTTCCTGAAGGTGGGGATTATTCACCAGACTCTCTTGAAAGTCTATATAACGATAGAGCCCTACCTAAAGAAAATTATAGAACATATATCATGGGCAATATTTGGGGGGTTTTAAGAAAAATCGTGAAGTCTAAGGAACCTAAGGAATAATAAATGGTAGTTGGAGCAGTATTAGATGTAGCTATAGGCACATTAACAAAAGCTTTAGATGCTACTACCGCAGCATTAAAAGATGGATTCGATCTAGCTAATAAGTCTCAGAAGGCTTCCCTTGCTTTAGGAATGTCCCTAGGGGAAACTAGGGATAAGCTAAGTACATCTATGGGGGGCTTACAGGGCAGCATTGACCAGAAGATGGCAGGGATGTTTCAGACTTTACAGGCTGGACTTCAAGGAAATACTGCGGGAGTTCAAAAATTACTTAACCAGCAAATACTGACTGGTACTGCCTCTGCTAAAACAGCTAAACAATTAGCTGCCTTACATTCTGTTGCAGGAATGTCCATGGAGGCTACAAATGCTCTAGCAATTCAGACTATAGAATTAGGAGATCAGTATGGGGTTTCTACGGATGAGTT